ACCGCTTTGAATCTGCTGAATCTGGGCAAATTGCGCGAGAGCGTTTGGAGCCTGAATTTCAGGCTGTCTGTACGCCATAGCGATGTTGGGGTTAACAAGTGCCATGATCAGTACTCCCCTTCACCAAACGAGTAGCTGCCGCCACCAAACGCAGGGCGTGTGTAACCACCGCCATAGCCACCCCCTCGGTTACCCAACGCTTGTTGCAACAACGAGTTGGTGGCTTGGTTTTGTTGATAGCCCATGTACTGACCGATGCCGCCGCCGATGGCGTTGGCAGCGCCCATATAGCCCGATGCACGGGCTTGAGCACCAGCACCCAACGCCTCGCCCATACCCGTTGCGTAGTTTTGACCGGCTTGACCCAGCGCGTTGACCGAAGTTTGACCGACACCGGCCAGCGACTGCAACGGACCCAGACGGGCTTGACGCTCGGCTTGGTAACGGTTAAATGCGTTTTGGTATTCCTGCGAAGCCATGTTTTGGCCGAACTGCTGCAAAGCACCGCCAGTGTTGCCGCTGATTAAGCCGCCACGGGCCGCAGCACTGCGCTCCAACGCCTTTTGGCCTTGCTCGAAACGGAATCCGTAGCCGGGATCGGCTTGGAACTGAGCCATACCAAATGGCGTGTACTCCGATGCGGCTTCTAGCTTACCCAACGCACGCTCACCGGCCTGACGCCACGGGGCTTGCAATTCAACTTGACGGTCGAATTGCTCTTGTTGAAGATCGGCAGCGCGGCCTGCGGCGGATGCTTGCGCTTTTCCTGCACGGTTAGCTGAATACGCACCTATTGCGGCGCTGCCTACGATTGCTGCGGCAACAAAACTCATGATTTCACCTCGATTTGTAAGTTTTTGACCTTATTGCCGACGGCAAACATCGAATTAGGGTCGTCTTCAACTAGTTCCGATTCTACGTCTTCTACCGTATTTGATTCAACTCTGTGAAACGTCATGCAGAGCGCGTCGGTTTCGGCGTACACCGCACGCTTGGTTCCCGGTTTGCTGCACAGCAGCATTGGCCCAGTAATGGTCTGCACACCATCGTCTGTGGTCACTTTAACCGTGCCCGATACGATCATGTAAAAGTGTTCTTTTTTATGAACCTTGCCAACAATCAGGCAACCTGCTGGACGCCACACTTGACGGCAATACATACCGCCGTGAAACACATGTTCTGTTGGCGGCTCGTATTGAGGGTACTTCGACATTTCGGCCTGCAAGGCTTCCACATCCTCAATCAATACTTGAGGTTTTGCAACTTCAAACCCTTTGCCGTAGGTCACTTGCATGTTCACCTCGAAATTGCCGTGATAGTGGGCGTGCCCGAATACGTGATGGTCAGCGCGTCACCCGGTGACAAACCAAACATGCCGTAGTACGAACCCGTGTTGTACTTGGTGCCAGTGCCGCGCTGGAACTCGACCTTGCGCACACCGCCGCCGCTGATCATTATGTCAATCGGGCGCTCTGTCGTGTTGCCGTACACCAAGGGCGAACCACTCAGCGGCACTGGTGCTGGCTCGTTTGGCGGCGTGTAATCAATGTCCGACTCCAGCAGCGCCAGCAAATACCGATACCACTCACGCGAGATCAAACCAGTTCGTTCGTCAAAGAACGGAACCCTGTTTGACGGAATGTTGGTGTTGGCGTTAAGCATTTGTCGGCGATAGGATCAGTTCTGCGCCCATGATGGCGATCTTAACGGGGTCAGTACCCGACAGCTCATACACCCGGTCACGCAGCTTCATGGTCATACCCAGCCTGCGCCAGATCACCCGTTTGCCAGTCTGACCCGTTGCACCCATGTCCTTGCCGTGGTAGTTGCTCCAAGTGTGCCCACCATCGTCAGACCAGCGCAGCAGCACCACGGGCTGGGGGTTGACCGAAACACCTGTCTCGTCAATCAGGAAGTCGTAAGACTCGGTGATGATGTCGTTCTCATCCTGAGTCACCAGAAACACCGGCTGGCTGACAGGCGGCAGCGTAAACCCTACCTCGCAGTCGAGCTGCATGGAGTGCTGCGCTGTGCGCTTTAAATTGTTCTGGCCGGTGGGCAGCGCCCGCCACGAGCGAATCCACTTCTGAATACCGCCGTTGTCCGAGTAGACATCCAGATCGAATGCGTAGATGTTGGCGTTCTGGAAGTCGCCGACCAGCACTTCGCCGTTAAACACGGCGCGGCAGTTGGAGCGATGGCGAATGAACTGGTCGTTGGCCCAGCTACCGCGCTCATGCCACGCCTGTGTCGATGCGTCATACACCCATGTGGCGTTGGCCGATGGGAACGTCAGCACGTAGAAAGAGTGGCCCTCTTGCTGGTACGTGTAGGCAATCGCGTCCGAGATGTTGTCGTACTGTGCGATGGCGTACTCAACAGCGTGCGTAGACACCCGTTGGCCGGTGTAGCCGTTGGCACGGTACACGATGCCCTTGCCTCGGGCGTCAGCACCCAGCCAGAACAGCGAATTGTCCAGCTTGGCTACCGAGTACGTGGCAGCGCAGCCGATCTCGTTGAACGCGCCTTGGATGCGCTGGAAGGGCACGCCCGGTGGCGGCAGACCTGCGTCATACCAGACCTCAACCGAGTTGCCGCCAAACAGCCACAGCTCGTTGTGGTCAGCAATCAGCGACACCAGCCCGTCAGGGGAGCCTTCAGCGTTGGCAACGCTAGCGCCGTCCAGCACCGTGCCGTCATAGGACTCGGTGACCCAGAACTTCTGTGTGTTGGGTTCGTTGAAGATGAAGTACCCGTCGATGAACGTGACTGTCTGCGCCCGTGGAAACGCCGAGTTCTCGACATAGGTGTTGTCAACTGCGTTGTAGACGTAGCTCGGCCCGTTGGCTGCGATGAACAACTGGGTGCCGTTCATCGCCATTGACACGGGGCCGGTGTTGCCAACAACGCCGATGAGCGTGGCGGCGTAGTTCTGGTCCACCTTGTACAGCTCGTTGCCAGATACAACGTACAGCCATTGGCCGTACTCCAGCATCCCCCGCACGGGGCCGGTGCCCACGGTGGTCACCAGACGCAGACCGGGCGCACGGTTCAGAAACGCCGGTTCCTTGCCACCCTCGGGCACAACCTCGGGGAACAGATTGATCATCTTGTTGTCAGCAGCGTTCGTGCTGCGGGCAACGTAGCTGGAGCCAAGGATCGGCGATTTCATCAGTAGTTACCGGCGTAGATGTTGAAGCGCTGGCGTGTTGCCACGATGGCATACGGTATCGACATTACATCGTCAGGGTTGTTGATGCGCTTGAGATTGCGCTTGCTGGTCATGGCGATGCGCTGCACCTGTGGGCTTGGCTCAAGGCCGAACTCGGGTGCGATCTCCATCGCCAAGTTGTACGTGAACGCCCGCAGGTAGCCGGGTGGGAAGTACAAGACAGTCGCCAAACTAGGCGGGTTGTCCAGTTCTTGAACCGATATGAAATGCCACTCCAAGTCCTGTGTGGGACGGGGGTAGATGAACATCTCGACGTTGGGGAACGTCATGTTGGCGAAGATGACCTGCGGGTAGGTAGAGGTCACAGTCTTGACTGCGATGCCGTTGTACTGCTGTTGGTTGATGAACTTGATGCCGTACGACACGCCGTTGGGCGCTTTGAAGTATGTGGCGTCATCGAACAGAACTGGGCGGTTGCCCACAAAGTCACCAGAGGGGCCAAGGGTGCGGCTCAAAAGGCCAGACGGCCATGTAAAAACTTGGTCTTGCGTGCAGAACACAGACAGACGCTCGGTGTTCCATGAATCAATCATCTGATTCATAGCCATCAGGGCGTCTTGGGATGTTTCGGCTGACGGCGTTTCGCCTTCTGCGAGTACACCCAGCAATCGCAGTGCCCTGTTGATTTGATCGCCAGCGGTGTACGTTGCCATGTCAGACTCCTTCGGTTTCAGCCTTACGGGTATATTTGCGCTTTACCACAAGCGTGTTAGCCGCTTCTTCAGGCTCTGAAGGCGTGTCGGGATTGTAGCGCACCCAGCCATATTTTTCATCATGTTCGGCTTCCGCCTCCATTGATGCAATTTTTCGGCCATGAATGGGGTGTTGGAGGTAAATGTTCATGATGAGAACGGGGTCCGAAGACCCCGTTTGGTTTAGCCGATGACCCAGTTCGTGCCGTTGCAAAAAACGGGCACGATGTTGGAGCCGCCGCCAGCAACGGTAGCGCCTGCATTACCAGAGTATGCAGCGTTAGAGTTGCTCACAGCCGAGCGAGTGCCAGCCAAAGCAGCACTTGCAGGGGGCAGTTGAGCAACTGTGTACAGCGTAAATTGCGCTTCATCCAATGCAGGATCAGCGAATGCTACGCCAACAGGCTTTGTGTTTGACATGATTGTTTCCTTAAAAACGGGGGCCGAAACCCCCATTTAGATTTAGGCTACGCGATACAAAGTCCAAGTGCCATCGCCGGTTTTACGGGCGAGGAATCGGGCCGAGGTGCTCTCCAAAGCAACCATGTTGCCAACCAAAGTCCAACCTGTGCCAGCGGCGACAGTGACTTGGTAGGCTGCGTCAACCACAACAATCGCAAACTCGAAAGCTGCGTTGACTTTGGAAGCGCTAGAAATACTAGCTTCCAAGTCTGCCACGGTGGGCAAAGTTGCTGTGATGTCAGCAGAAGTGTCGCTGGTGAACAGACCGTTTGCCAGTTGAGCAGCGGTCAGAGTTGCTGATGCGGTCAGCGCTGTGGGAGCGCCTTGCACAAACAGTTGAGCTTCGCCTGTGTTGCCGTCACCGAGTTGGTAACCGCCTGCGCCGTTTGGAAGTGCCATGATAATTTCCTTTCAAAATTGATACGAGAACGGGGCCGAAGCCCCATTTGATTAACCCCAGATACGGCAGGCCATCTGTGGACGGATGGTGTTGTAGCCGTACAGAACGTCGATACGGCAAGGCAGGCGGTCGTTGTTGATGTCGTACTGACGAACAACGCGCAAGCTGATACCGTTGTGGACAGCACGAGCAGCCATATCAACACCTTGTGGCAACAGCAAGTCGGCTGTAGCGAAAGTGATGGCATCCTTGTGGTACACCAAGTTCTGAGCGTAGGAGGTAGAAGCAGCGCCGATGAAGGTCACAGCTTTGTTGTTACCGGGCAAAGTGTTCACGGTAGCCAGAGCGTTGGAAGCCGAGTAGATCGGAGCAACGGTCACAGACCATGTACCGGCAACAGCAGTGGAGTCAGCCAAAGCCACGAACTGGAACAAAGAACCAGTTGTCTCGCGAGTCTGTGGGTTGACAGCGTAGCAGTCAGCGATAGTGAACACATCACCAGCCTTGATGGTGGTAGTCACCGAGGCTTGCGACAGGCTCAGAGTGGACGCGCCTTCCGAGGTCACAGCAGCAGCGGTCACAGTGGAGGCAGATGCGTCACGCGAACCAGTGGTGAACTGCTTGATGGACTGAGACATGTTGATCTCGTCAAAGCCCAGCACGCCAGTGCCCATCATGCCGTTCTTGAACTGCTTGCTGATGGTGTCGGTGGGGTTGAACAGACCTTTCATGCCTTCGACCAGACCGGCGTTGGCAGCAGGGTTCACAGTGGCGTAACGTGGGGACATCACAGCAGCGTTCTCGTTCAGCTTCTGCTGGGCTTGCAACAGCACCAAAGAAGTCGAAGGAGTGGTGCCGGGGGTGCCGACCGAGTTACCGATGGTCTTGAATGCGTTGGCAACGTCAGCGTCGATGCTGGAGGCCAACTGGCTGATACGAGGCTTGAGCACACGTTCAGCAAAGTCGTCCAACTGCATGGTCAATTCAGCGGATGTGAAGTTGACACCGATGTGCTTTTGGTTGGCAACGGTCAAAGTGGTGAACTGTTCGTTGTCGTCCTGAACTTGCAGGGCGGCACCGTCAGTCACCAGAGCGCGGTCGGGCAAACGGATACGCAGTGTGGAACCGATCTTGGCACCTTCAACAGCGAAGCTGTCGTCGTACTGGCGGTTCACGTTGCGGGTGAGCACAAGGTTGTTCTCGAGGATTTCGAGAGCCTTGCGGGTGATCATGTCGATCGTGAGAATGCTGTTTGACATTTCAAAAGTCCTTTAAAAGTTTAGCGGATCATCTGTGCTTGCATCTTCTTCATCTGACGGGCGCGTTCAGCTTCAATCCACTGCGAGGCTGTCATGGTCTTGATAGACCGTGGGTCCGTAGTGTCGTGAGCTGGAGCGCCAGAGGCTCTCGCCGTAACAGGTGAAATCGGTGCAGGTGCAGATGTGGTTCGTTTTACGGGAGGTTCAGCGGCCAGTTTGGCTTCGATCTTCCCGATTTCCTTCGCCTGACCGAGTGGCGTCATGCGTGAGATGCGATCTGCTTCTTTTGGGTTGGAGCCGAGGTAGTACGCTAACTCAGGACCAATGTCGGAAGACTGGATCGTTTCGGCCATCACGTTGGTGATTGGTAGCTTGGGGTTGTAGGCGACTTGCTCGAAGTCATCGTACTTGTCCCGCGCTGCTTCTTCACGCTCTTGATAGCTCTCAAGAACGGCTGATTGCTGCTTGGCGGCTTCCCGTTTGGCGATCAGTTCTTCGGCTTTCTGGAGGGCCAGTGCTTCCGCATAGGCTTCAGGAGACTCAAACTGGTCAACGGTGGCCGTTGGTGCTGCTTTCAAGACTTGCGTTTCAGCTTGTCTTTGTGCCTGCTCTCGTTCCCACTTACGTTGCTCTCTTGCGAGGCGTTTGCCGATGGCTGCATCCAATTCTTCCTGAGTAAAGGTTTTACTCGCGGTGGTTTCGGTTGCGGTATCAGCGACTTCCGGCGTACTTTCAACAACTTCAGGTGTGGCCGTCACATCCGTGGTTGGCGCGGAGTCTACTTCCGCTAGGGCTTGGACTTCTTCAGTCATGTTTTCGATTCATAAGAATCCCTGATGGACTGCATCAGTACAGTTTGATTGGCACGTATTCCTGATTTGCCCAAGGCAGACCTGGCGTTGCCAGTTGAGGTGCGGCTTTCTTAGCCAGAAGCTCATCGGCTTCGACTTCGTAGGCACGCACTTGCTCGTTACCGAGCGCATTTTTAACCCAGCCAAGCACTTGCTCGGGGGTCAAATCTGCGTACTCAGTATACGGCGAACCCGAGTCGTACTCAAGGTTTGCCGTATTGTATATATGAACAGTATGACCATTTGCCGTGGCTGTCAAGAGCCAGTTGACCACGTAGACGACATTTTGCTTGCCGTCTACGCTGGGAAAGCATTGCATCTGCTCGATAGACCAAGTTTTCATGGCTGGCTCCAAGGCAGTGGTGGGGTCACCACGGGCGGTGCGATCTGATCTTTGATTTGCTGGTCTATATTGGCTTCAGTGGCAGCTTTGTCCACGCCCGAGGCCCAGCACCATCCCAGAACCTGATCCTGCGTCAGTTGGTCGTACGGCGTAAATGGTTCGCCGGGTTGGGAGAATCCGCAAGTGCCGTACACAGTGCCGTAGGTGTCTGCAAACATGCCGTTGCAGCGCCAGTGGGCTGTGATAACGACATCGGTCAAGCTGCCCTCAGTGGGCTTGCAGTCCATTGCTTCAATGATCCAAGTGATAGTAGTCATGATGGTTCCTTATGGGTGGGTTGCTTTGTATGCGTCAAACTCGGCTTTGAGTTCTTGCAATGCCTTCATCAGCGCATATTGCAGATCGGTCTGGTAGATGGACAGGCGCATCTTGGGTTCGTCTTGAGTGCCCCAATTGCTCTCCATGACCAACTCAGGCGCAACAGCTTGAACGTCTTGAGCCACAACACCCAGCGTCAGACCGGGGTCTTCTTCCATGTTCTGGTCGATGTAGTTGAAGGTCTGCACAGGGATAGCGCAGATGGTGTCGAGGTACGACTTGGCCGGGGCAAAGTTGGTCTTTTCGCGGCGGTCGGACAGGTTGACGTTGTTGCCAGAGAAGTTGGCAATACCGCCGTTGGAGCGAACAGTAAAACGCTCGGCGGCGCTGTCGTTGCACTGAATAAAATTATTTCCAGTTCCGTTTGGAGCAGCGCCTGTGTAGTTGATAAACGCGCCAAAAGGATTTGTCCCGGTGTGCAATATTTGAAGTGCTTGAGCGCCATTGCCTGACCGTGCAATACAGCTTCCTCCGCCGCCTTGTGTACTTGTAACCCCCACCAGCAAGTTGCCGGAGGAGTCGATACGGGCGCGTTCGGTGCTGGCTGTAAAAAAGCCAAGCGCATCGGTCGTTACGTTGTTAATGCCGTTGGCAGGCGTGCCAGTGCCAAACACGTTTAAACTGCCGCCAGCAATATTGCCGTTGACATCAAGTTTTGTGGTGGGCGAACTCGTCCCAATACCCACATTACCCGATGTATCAATCCTGACTCGCTCACTGCCTCCTGTGTAGAAGGTCAGGGGCAGGTATGTACCTGTTCCAGTGATGCCCGACTCAAATCGCGCATCAACGCTTGTTGCCAGCATTCGGGTGCGTGTTGTGTTGGTCGGGTCGTTGCCAAAATAGGCTGTCCACCCAGCAGACTGAGATGCGTTCGGTCCAAGTGCCCCGATGTCGGTAAATGTTCCTGTACTTGATTGAAACAATGTTCGACTAGCAAAAGTCGCATTGCTGAAGTCGCCAGTGATGCGGTTGCCAGTGCCTGTGAAGGTCAGGTTGCCGGAGTCGGAGATGGATGTGGCGGACACTGTGCCGCCCGACTGGTTGGTCGCTGTGGTCGCTGTGGTCGCACTGGTGGCCGAAGTAGCATTACCACTCAACGCAGCGGTAATCGTGCCCGCGCTGAAGTTACCCGAGGCATCACGGGCCACCACAGTCGATGCTGTGTTGGCCGTGGCAATGGTCTGGGTGCTGTCTTTGATGATCTTGCCTGTCGTGCCGTCAAACAGCGCCACAGCGTTGGCAGTGGCTGACGCAGGGCCAGACACATCACCGCCGCCTGCGGGGGTAGACCACACACCATCACCGCGCCAGAAAGTGCTGGCGCTGGCAGATGTGCCGCTGTTCAAATTTGTGACGGGCAAGTTGCCGGTCACACCTGTTGACAGCGGCAAACCTGTGGCGTTGGTCAGTGTGCCCGACGAGGGGGTGCCCAAAGCACCACCAGGCTCAACAAAGTCGGTTCCGGCCACGGCTGCGGTAAACGCAGATGTGCCGTTGCCCTTGAGCACGCCGGTCAAAGTGGCTGCGCCCGTGCCGCCGTTAGCCACACCCAGTGTGCCCGTCAGATCGGATGTCGGCACAGTGGCCGATGCTGACATGGCCGATGTGCCGTTGCCTTTGACGTAGCCCGTGAGCGTTGTGGCACCAGTGCCGCCGTTGGCAACATTCAGTGTGCCTGCCAGCGTAACGGTGCCCGAGCTGGTGATAGGGCCACCCGATGTGGTCAGGCCCGTAGTGCCACCAGACACATCAACGCTGGTGACTGTGCCCGCGCCCGGTGTGCTCCATGTGGTGTTGGTGCCGTCTGTAGCCAGCACTTTGCCGTTGTTGCCCGACTGTGAGGGCAGCAGAGCGTTCAAGGCAGCGTTGGCAGTGGTTTGGCCTGTGCCGCCATTGGCAATCGGCAGTGTGCCGGTCACGCCAGTGGACAGGGGCAAGCCAGTCAGGTTGGTGGCCGTGCCAGAGGACGGGGTGCCCAATGCACCACCGTTGGTCAGGTACGAGCCAGCAGGCTGCTTGCTGTTGAACGTGGTCCAGTCGGTCGATGTCAGGTAACCGTTGGTCGAGCCATTGGCCGCAGCCATGCTGATGGCTGGAGTTGTGCCGCCAGAGGACACGACTGGTGCGGTGCCCGTGACTGCGGTGACCGCTGTGGCCCGCAGTTCGTTGACCGTGACCTTTTTGGTCGTAGTACCTTGGACAATCGGCAAAACTTCCGTGCCCCCCAGAGGGGTTGTTGCCGATGGGAGCTGGGAAATTTTGACGTTTGACATAGCTTAATCGTAGTAAACGGTTGCAGAAACAGTGCCACCAATCACGACATAAATGCCTTTGTTGGTGTACAAACCCTCAACAAAGTTGTGGTTTGTGTTGGCAGTGGGCGTAAAAGTCGCCAGAACCACGGGGTCTGATGTGCTTGACGCAAACGAATCATAAACCGTGATGGTGGGTGTGCTGGATGCAGCGCTGACAAAAATGCCACGAAGTTTGCCAGCATCTCGCTTGATTTGGGTGGTCGCGGTGATTGCGGTGTAGTTAGCCATGTCAGTATCCCGTTGAGTTTTTGATCAGAACCAAAATGAACATTGATGAACAAGCGTTGTTGCTTGAGCTTCCAATTGCCGTTGCTTCGATGGTGGTTTTCTCGGGCACAGCCAATGGATACTCAAACACGTAGTCAGCCACACCGTTGTTGAGTGAGGTGATGGCCGCAGTCATCCGAATGTTGTTGGTGCCTCTGGTTAGCAACCGACCCTGAACTTGGTTAGAGCCACCAGCCTGACCAGCAGAGAACAAGCCCTGAGAGACATACGCAGTGTAATCCGCAGGGATCGTGTAGCTGCCCGTGGTCGTGGTGTTGTAGTCGAACTTGATGATGTCGTACACAGTCGCAGGCACGCCCGCAGTCACTGTGCCCGTGCCGATGTAGATGTCGCCAGCAGCGCTGTTGCCAGAGCCTGCCGTTGCCACATAGGCGTAGTTAATGCGGAGCATCGCTTTGGTCATCGTCACGGCGGTCTGGCCGTTCATGGTGACCGTTTCGCTGATCTCGTTGTAGTTGGCATCCAGCCCCTGCACAACGATTGTTCGTGCGCCAGTGCCCGCGCTGGTGTCGCTTGCGCTTGTCGAGCTGACCGTCATTTGAAGGGCAGCAGCAGGGAACGTGATCAGGCTTGGCAGCGGCCATACAGACACCTGAGTGGTGTCCACATCGGGGTTAAAGCCAAAGACAGTGACGTTCCTGTGGCCTTGAATCTGACCACGAGACACCTGCAAGGCAAAATTTTCATATTTGCCGTACTGGGTCTGCGAAACGTATGGGGTTGTCATGCCAAGAACCTCAATTTGTAGAGCGTTGACAAGTACAGACCAACGATTTCGTCAATGATATTCTGAATTGGTGTGTCGGTCTTCTCGCAGACCTCGTACCGGCATTTTTCGATCTCAGTCATCGAATCGGTCAAAAATTCAACAATGTTGTTGGTCTTTTTGGCGCTCATCAGGCTGATGGGGCCAATTAGGCCGTGCCTGCCCTGATAGGCTTCGGCAAACTTGTCGGCCAGCTCCACGATCTCGTCGTAAAAGCTGTTCAAAGCCGAGTGCTTGGAGAAGCTGCGGGTGTTCAGGTGCACAGAATGGGCCACATCCCGTGCCAAGAACAGCGTTCCTACAAAATCAGCGGCATTCATTGTGGCATTCCTTGTTGTTCAGCCATCTCAGGCATCTCGCGTGGCTCTGGGGCACCTGCAATCAGGTCACCTGTGTCCAGTGCTGCGGCAATTGTACCCATCACGATGTCCTGAATCTGCTCTGGACTCATGCTGGCCTGAACAGCGGAAATTCGCTGTGTTTCGGCCTGATATGCCTTGATTTCGGCCTCGTAATCCTTGCGCTGCAAGTCCTGCATTTCAATGGATTTGCCCACATTTTGGATCATCTGGTGCATTTGCTCCATTTCCTGACCCATCGCCTGAATCTGCATCTCTGCGGCCTGCAATTCTGGCGATTTGTCGTCATCGGCCATGATTTTGGGGTCGATGGTCTTGGCAAAACGCTTGGACATCTCTTGGGCACCGGGCCAGTCCATGTTCTTGACGAACAAATCACCTGCCACTTGCCACAATTGTGGGTTGCCTTGCAGCAACTGGGCCATTGCTTCCAGCGCTTCTTGGCGCTTGGTGGCGTAGCCGGGGCCAGTGATTGCCACAACGTCATACTTGCCAACGCCAGGGTTGTAAATCTTCTCGATCACGATGCCTTCTTCGTTCACGATCTGATTGACCGGCTCGGGCTGATCAGGATTGATCTTGATCATCTTTGTCTCGCCGTCTTCGCCGATGATTCGGGCGATGCGCTGCGTGTCGTAGATTTTGGGGATCAGATCGACCAGTTGACGGGCCACATGGCGCACGCCACGGGACAAGTTGTCGCCGTAGTGGTATGTGCCGACATCGCCTTCGCGCTGGCGGGCCAGAATAGCCTTGCCAGAGCGCTCGTTGGAACCCATGCCCAGCGATGCGTTGTATTGGCCTGTGGTGGACTTGATGTCCTCAGACGCGCCCGCTTTGGCTTGCAAGAGGCCGCTGGAGGCCATTGGAGGCTGTGCCCGCTGGGGTAGTGGCAGGGCAGCGCCTTGGCCGTCTGTAACGTCTGGATTGATCTCCAGATAGGGCCAGTTGTTGGTGTTGGCCGTCTTCCACTTTTCCTCGTAGCCTTCGAACTGACCACCGTAGCCGATGAACGGCGCTTTGGGGGCCAGAGCCAGCATCTCGGCTTCTTGCGAAACCCAGTAGTTGTACATGCGCTGGGCATCCTTGGCGTTGCGCACCAAGCCCGACACGTACAAGCGGCCATCGACCTCGAATTCGTTGCCAACAATGCGGATCACCGGGATCCACTTGCCAGCCCACTCGCGCTCTTCAAGGATTTCGTAGCCGTTGATCTTGCAGTACTTGACCTTGGGGCGGTCTGACTCGCGGCTGCGGATAGGTTTACCGTAGACAATCTTCAGCTCTCTGTCTTCGGGCGTGCCTGCAAACGCAGTCATGTTGCCGGGGTACAGGTTGAGCGTGGCTTTGTCGTAGTCGATGTAGTAGTAGTCGGCAATGCGGATCGTGTCTTCGTTTAGCCAGTTGCTGATCGACTGGTCACCCACACCCAGCGACTGAAGCGTCGAGATGGGCGTAGCGTCTGGATACAGGCGCTCGTACTCGGCCTTGGTCACATCTTCCGTGATGAAGCACCACTTGGCGTCTGAGCCGGTGGGGTCTTGGATCAGCGGGTCCATGTAGACCGAGAAGCTGTTGCGCACCCGGCCAATCTTGATGTCTTGGTCGAACGAGTTGTCGTCGCAGTACTCAGTCAGCAGGCGGATGTAGCCTTCGCCGTAGGACACTTGGTTTTCGCAGGCGGTGTCATAAGCCACATCGGCATCGCTGATGTACTCAATGTGCCGAATCATGCCGTTGAAGATGTCGGCCACGGCCACATCGGCTTTGTCATCCACGGGAATGACTTTGGCGCCGGGGCGGTTTTGCCGCATGTCGTTCGTGACTTGACGAACGTGCTGGGGCAGCTTGTTGATGGTCAGGCAGGGGCGGGCGTTGATGGTCTGACCCTGCACAGCGCCACGGGTTGCCAGCACATCGGCGGGCCACTGCCACTGGTTGTCAGGGGAGCCTGCGTAGAACCGCAGATCGTCAATCTCGTCTTCCCGTGACTCGGAAAGCGACGAAACCGCCAGATCAAGGCGGGCGCGGGCGACTGTCAGAATGTCTGACGCGCTTTTTTTGGGTTTGCCACCAGCAGCGACTGCGGCGGCGGCAACCATGCCAGTTGGGTCAGCCATCAAAGACTCCTAAAACGTGAGGCTCACGCATGACCACGTAGTCTTTACCATTATGCGTGAATTCCTGCCCTACGTCAAAGTATAGCCGATCACCCACTTTTATCGTTTTGCAGTCCGGCCCGGTGGCGGTTGCAACGCCAGTGCCCAGCTTTTCACCGGGTGGCAGGACGAACAACTCGTGCTTTTCAACGTCACGCTTAATGATGATGCAGTTTTGCAGTGCTTTCATTTCTTTTTCTTTTGTTCGGCTTCGCGCTTAACAGAGTACGCAATCGCGACTGCCTGCTTGACCGGCTTGCCTGCGGCCACTTCGGCCTTGACGTTCTTGCGGAACGCCTCGGGTGATTTTGATTTAACGAGTGGCATGTCAGGCTCCCATCCAAGAAGATGATATTGCACCGCGCTCGGAGACCGTGCGGCGCTCGGGTCGATTGTACTCACCCCGACTTGCGACGGGGTACGAAAACGTCAGCGCGATAGCGTCTGCCGCGTCTGGTGACGCTAGGCCACGGGCCTTCATGTCTTTCTTCGACTCCAGGAAGATCGACCCCTTGGAGTCCGGCTTCATCATAGGGGAGATCAGATCCGTTTTCAAGAACCTGTCGTTGGGGATGCTGGCTGACTTGAGCCACTCGCGCATGTCGCCCCATATCTGCGCCCGCATGTTGCCGTACATGGCTGGGTTGCGCGACTTCCAGCCGAAGTTGACGCCTTTGATCTTGTAGCGCTGCTCCTTGAGCCGGTCCACAATACCCGCCCCCAACCCGCCCTCGTCGATGAACACCATCGCAGGCTTGAACTCCTCAATAGCCTCGATGACGTGCCCGACCACTGTCATGGTGTCGTCGCCCCGGTGCCGGATGATGCGCACAATGTCCCGCCCTTGCCTGACTGCCAGCACGGTGGCGTCTGCTCCGAACCGCGCTGGGTCTACCCCGATCACGATGGGGGCTGACGGGTCTTTGTACTGTGGCCGCTTCATGGCGTCGTCCACCACCATGCTGGAGATGAACTGATCGTCCCCCGCGTTCGGGAACTCGCCGTACACCTCGACGTGCGCCTGGCTGGAGTCTGCCCCGTATTCATCAATGATCTGCTGGTAGACCTGCTTGTCGGTGCCCTCGACCGTGCGGGCGTCCACCACCTTGGTGGTCCAGAACTCCCGCTTGCTGTGGAATGTTTCGTAGAAGTACCCGCTGTTGCGCCGTGGGTTGGAGAACGCCAGCCAGAAGCGGTTGGGCGTGTTTTCTGTAAAGAAGCCTGCCGTCACCGCCCAGATGGCGTCGTCGATACCGCTGGCCTCATCAAATATGACCATCACACCGTCGAAGTTGTGCACCCCCGCGTAGGCGTCAGGGTTCTCGGCCGACCACAGCCTGCCCTCGACGCCCCAGTAGCGCGTGCCCTTCTTCAAGTCGCGCTCGACCAGCTCCGTCAGCCACTTGGCTGGCATCAGTCTGGTGGCGCTCACCTCGAACCAATGGCTGTTGAGCGCCATCGCCAGCCACTTGGTGATCTCGGCCCATGTGATCGAACGCAGCTGCGACTCTGAGTTAGCCGACACGATGGTCGTCGAGCCGATCCTGGTTGACAACATCCAGATCACGATCCATGACACCAGCGCCGACTTGCCGATACCGCGGCCTGACGAGACCGCTTGGCGCAGGGTGTTGAAGTCCACCTCACCCTTGTTGGCCTTGATGTGCTCGCCGATCTGCATGAGCACCTCGCGCTGCCACTTGCGTGGGCCAGTGAAGTGCTCGAGCGGCGTGCCCTTGACGCTCCACGGGAACACCAGCATCACGAACGCCAGTGGGTTGTCCTTGTACTGCGGCGCCCATAGGCGCGCCATGAGTTCTTGTTCGTCTTCGGCCGAGTAGATGGTGGTTTGCATTAGACGACTTGTTTGTGTGGTGCTTTGCGGCTGGACAGCGCTTGGCTTGGTTCGTGCGCTATGACGTCGGTGACGTCCGCCTCAACAGCCGGGGCCGCTCGGCGCTCGGCTTCGGCCAGTGCGCCCAAGATGCTGATCTGCTGGTTGACGTCTACCGTGATGGCCTGCTTGGCGACCCAGCCGTGGACGTTCTGCAAGATAGCCAGGCTGGCCTTGGCGTCGCCCTCTTCGGCTGCCTTGTGCAGTTGCTTGGATGCGAGCAGCTCGCCCTCGGCGCGTCCCTTCTGTTCGGCCAGTTGCGCCAGTGGGTCCAGCTCGCACAACTGCCGGTAGGTTCTGGGCACCATGCCTGCTGCCAGTGCCAAGTTGTCGCCCTTGAGGCCCAGCTTGGCTGCGTCGTAGATGCGGTTGAGCACCGCCTCTGTGGCGCGCACTTCATTTAAGACAAGTGGCAGTGAATGGAAACTCATATGTGTATGGCCGCGTGAATGCGTGCGCGTACTGTAACGCAAAAAATAAAAATCAAAAAATCTTTTGCAGATGGCTATAAAAATAAAAATTGTTTGCGGGCCCTACGCTACCGTTGGCCCAACCGCTCGGCCCTACCCACCCCCCTCCAGAATTGTGGACCATGTGGACTGCCCACAACAACCAGCACGCAGCCACGCAGCACACTACTGTATGCCCATCCATTACTGTATAAGCTACTGATTGTGGACAATGTGGACAGCCAGTTTGTGCATTGTCCACAATGTCCACAGCCCACAATTAGGTTAGTGGCTACTAACTTATTTTTCCCGCCAGAGTATGCGTGGCGCGAGTTGTGGACACAAACGTGGATAGCGTTGTGGATATAGTTTTTTGAGGGCATGACCCACACGCAAACCCGCATGGCTATTGGCTTTGCGACGTTTGTGGACAATGTGGGCCATGGTTTGCGTCGCGAGTCTTATACCCCCCTATAGCCATTCATATGTATACATACCAATATTAGGGTTCACTAGTTAAACATAAATAACTGTCCACATTGTCCACAAATAGCCAAAACCCGCATGTTTATTGGCTTCCCGCGTGGGTCATCGCGCCACGTTTCATAGCCCACAACTAACCCACAATGTCCACAAAAGCGCGTCTGTTACAAACTGTTACAAATATCTTTACGCGTCACCCTTGACGCTGTCAAAGAATCCCTTACAATAGATACATCACCAACCAACTAGGAAACTACTGTATGAACGACGCGATCAAATCCTACATGTATGCACGCACACAGCAAAAACTGTCGCCCATCGACGCGTGCACCGACGCTGCGCAGTATCACGGCGTCAACGTGCACGCGTTAGCCGACGCGCTGCGCGCTGCAGGCATCGACGCTGCCCGCTTGTCGATCATCTAAAAATATGAGATCTCATTTTTTGGAGCATTCAAAATGAAATAC